TAATTTCTCGAAGGCCGTCGATTGCGGCTTCAATTGACCCGAGAATCTCGTCACCAATGCCTGAAATGAAGTCGAGTAACGCCCCGAAGACCGAACGGACGGCTGCGTCAATCTTGTTGAAAGCCTTTTTGAACGGGGCGACGATAGCGTCGAAGATTGCGACGGCCTTATCCGCAACCTTGCTGAGGAACAAGACGAAGCCTGCCCAGAGCTCGACGAGCCACTCGCCAAGGACGAGAAAAGCGTCACCGATCTTTCCGGGTAACGCGACGATCCAATCAATTGCAGCGTTCCAGGCCTTCACAATCGAGCCGATTGCGTCGTAGGTCCATTCAACGGCGTCGAGGTACCATAAATAAAGCTGCGCCGCGGCAATACCGATCGCTTGCCCAATGACGGCAAGGCCGCCGACGAAGAGCTCAACGAACTTGACGACCCCGACGACGGCATACGCAATGCCAGTTGCAATTGCTGGCAAGGCTTTGAGCAGGCCAGGACCGACGACCTTCATCGCCTTGCCGATTTGTTGCCCGACTGTTTTGAGGGTCGAGCCGATCGCCTTGAGGCTCGAACGCAGCTCGTCGGCAGCGCCTGAGTCACCGAGGGCGCGCCCGATAAGCGAGTCCTTCCCTTGGGCAAAGGCGGCAAGGTCTTCGAGCAGGAGCAAAAGCAGGATGAACGCCGCGGGCAGGAGCATTGCCTTGACCGAAGCCCGAAGGCTCGCCGTGCCAAAAGCTTGCATTGCCGCCTTGGCTTTTTTAAGCCCGTCGACGACGGCCCAAAAGCCGTTCTGGTATTTCTTCGCGGCGAAGAGGGCGAGGGCGACGAGAGCGAGCTTTGCCGCCTTGCGCAACGTCTCGAGCACCTTGCGAGCGTGGTCACCCGCGGCAAACCAAGCCGTGGTGCGCTGAGCGACCGCGGTCAACGCCGGAATGAGCTGCAACGCCAGCCGATTGCGCAGACCAACGACGACACCTTTGAGCCGCCCCATCGCGTCGTCAAAATCTTCGGCGGCGGTGAGGTCTTCACGGCTTAGCACGAGGCCGAGACGTTCAGCTTCGTCACCCATTGCGGCGATACCTGCCGACCCCTCGTTTAGGAGTGGTACGAGCTTCGCGCCGCTCCTACCAAAAAGCTCCATGACAAGAGCCGACTTCTTCGTACCGTCGGGCATTGCCGCGAAGCGGTCGGCGAGCTCGGCGAGCAGAACGTCTTGCCCTTTGATGTTGCCGCTCGAGTCTTTGACCGCCACGCCGACCGACCGAAAGGCGTCGGCTTGTGTCTTACCACCCTCGGCGGCTTGGTACGCCTGCTTACCTAGCTTGCCTAGACTGCTTTGCAAGTCTTCAATCGTCGAGCCCGAGAGCTCAGCAGCGTGTTTCAGCCGTTGATAGCTCGTCGTTGTGATTCCCATTGCCGCCGCAGACTTAGCAGCGGCGTCGCCGGACTCGACGAAGTCGGTGATTAGACCGCGCACACCAACCTGAGCAAGAGCCCCTGCGAGCCCGACCTTGACGGCGGTCGCCATTGTGTTGATTGACGCCGACGCCTTGCGAGCTTCACGGGCGGCATACGCAAGGCGCTTCTTCGTTTCGCCGATCTTTTGGTTCGTGCTCTTGAGCTTCCCTTCATCGACCTTAAACCCAAAGCGGGTCATAATGTTTCGAAGGGTAGCCATTATGCGAGCAGTCCTTTGATTTGCAGAGCGAAGTGAGTCTCGAAGACGTCAACAACTGACCAATTTTCGGCAACTTCATTCGGGGCGAAACGCCCGACCGTTGTCACCGTCCAGAATTCCCAGCCTCGCCAAACGCCCTCGAGGGCGTTAGTCAATTCTCGGACTGCGGCGTCTCGAGCTGCGCTCCGTTCGTCGTCTTTCTCGACACTGCGAAAATGCCCTCGAGCCAGCCGAATCGCTTTCTCGTAGCTAGCGAAACGGCCCTCAAAAAAGGGGCGAAGTTGACCTCGATAACCCAAGCCGCCGCCTCAAACGACTCGAAGAGGTTGCCGTCGCCGAAAGACGCTTCGCGGCAAGGCTTGGCACTGAGCTTGTCCCAAACCGTCGACGTGTACCCGTCCGGACCGGGCATTTCACGAGCTCGCTCGGTCCTCTCGAGAATTCGGGCAACGAATTCCGGCCCGCCTTTGCTCGCCACAAGGCGAGGCAAAAGAGCGATCGTCCCGCCGAGCTTGCCGAAGTCAACGTCGACATCGGTGTCGAGGTCGAGCCCCTTGCCTTTGACGCCGAGGATAAGAGAGGCGACGCCCGCCCCTAAAACGTCGCCGAGCATTTCGGCGAGGTCGTTGAGCAAGCGAAATCCTTGGTCATAACCGAAGCGGGTTGTGCGGTACTCATGCTCGACGCCGTTGACGTCGACGAGGGTTGTCGAGGGCATACCCTATGCCTTTGGCGAATTGCTCGCCTGTTACGCCGGGAAGTTGAGCCCGAACTTGATAACGGGGTTGGTCAACAAAATTGGCCACTCTACGGCGCCCTGCTCGGTGCCCTTTTTCCACTGCGGCAGCTTTTTGAACACCGCCTGAAAGCAGGTGACGAGCTCGGTTCCGCCGCCGTCTTTGATAAAGACAGGAAACGACCGCCCGAGGTCGTACAGGATTTGCATGGTCAGGTTGACGGGCGACCCGCCCATTGTGCGCACCACCATATCAGCGAGGTTGTTCGGGCGCTTCGCCAGAGCAACCGAGCCGTGCGTGCCTTGCACCGCGACGACGTCGTCTTCGGTCTGCTCGACGGTGATACAATCCCCCTCGGCGAATTCGCTGAGAGGAAAGCCGCCGAGCGTCACAACGACGAGGTTCATATCGAGTTTTGTAGTAAAAGCCATTACCAGAACCTCACGAAGTCAAGGGGGGAGAAGCGCGCCCGGTCGGGTCTTAGCTGAACAAGGTGCCGAGATAGAACGTCGTCGACTCGATTGCGCCCTCGAGTGTCACCGTCAAAGGCAAGTCGAGGTGCCGAGCCGTGATGTCTGCTTCGGCGACGTCGGCGAGCAGGGGCGGGTCACACTGCGTCGACCCCTTGCGGAAGTGCCCGATTAGCTCCCCCCGAAGGGCGACGTTTCGGGCAGTGCCCTCGACCATTCCGATCCCGATATCCGAAAACGGTACCTTTTTGTTCAGGTTGGAATTATCAACCTGCAACTGTGCCCCGGCTTCGGCAACACGAGCCGTGAGCCAGTCGCGTGACACAAGCGTGTCAATTGGCGCCCCGTCGACGAGCACACCCTCGTTGAAGACGGCGACTTTGCGCAACGTGCCGTAGCCGTTGACGTTGTTGGCTCGCAGGTTGGCGACTTCGGTCGCCGTGAGCTTGTCGGCGGTCTCGCCGGCGAGGGTCTTGTGCGCGGCGATGGTCGTCGAGACGTCGGGGTCGCAAGCGAGGAACTTCGCCATTACGGCGATGTCCGCCCAGCTGGCACTCTTGCGGGCGACGAGGAAGGTGCGCGAATAGTTCAGCCCGGAGAGCGTCTCGGCGACATTCGCAAGGGTGTCCGTAAAAACGTCAGCGTCGAGGGTCAACGCCCCAAACATAACGTCGTTATCACACGCCTCGACCCAAGCCGCGACCGCGAGAATGTCAGCCTTTGTGCGGCTCGTGATAGTCAGACCATACCAATCGTCATCCGCGGCGAGAATGGCGTCGAGGGCGCCGGCGACGAAAGTCGCGAGCTTGCCGACGGCAATGTCGCCAACGTTGGGTTGCTGACTGAACGCGGCGGCTACTGCGGCTTTGGCTGTTGCGCCGAGCTCGTCGTCGGCTTGCGCGTCGGCGTTCTTCGTGTACCGACGCACAAGATCGCCGCCTGTAAAGGTTGCGTCGTCAGTCGCGATGAGAATCGCCCCAAAGCCCTTCTTCGCAACGGCTTGCGCCGACGTGGATAGATTGACCTGAATTCGATAGTCGTAAGACATTACATAAACCCCCCGACCGAAACGGTCTCGATTGTCGGCGAGGCAATAACTTCGCCCGCGACATAAATCAAACGAAAGTCGAGCTGCACGTGCGGCTCGTTTACCGTGTCCCGCCGCGCGGGCGCCTCGAGAATCGAGCCGAGGGGGGCAACCCCTACACTCGCAGCCCTCAAAATTGCTCGACCCGTAGGGGTCGCTGGCGAGCGTTGAAGGGTAACCGCTCGGTCGTGCGCACCCTCTCCCC